GCGGCTCGGGGTTCATCACCGGCTCGTGACCGATGCCGTTCGGACCCCAGGCCAGCCCCTGGTAGCCGGTGACCGCATCGGCCGCGCCGCACGCCTTCGTCGGCATGTACGTGTCGGTGATGTAGTCCATCCCTTCCCACGTGCCGATGTAGCCGCGCACGTTCGCCGACTCCTGCGCGTTGAAGTTGAACTGCGCCTTCACGTCGCTCTCGGTCTTCAGGTACTGCTCGTCGCGGGTGTTGATCGCGCGGCGCCAGCGGCCGTTCCCGTAGGGCGGGATCTTGTTGTCCTTCAGGGCCTTGTTGAGCGCGCGCTCGGTCGCGGCGGTGAGCGTCTGCCCGGCGACGATCGCGGCCTCGGCGACTCCGCCGACCGTGACGACGATCGAGGTCGAGAGCAGCAGATCCCGGTACGTCACGTTGAGGAACTTCACGCGATCGCGCCGGAGGTAACCGCCGATGAGCTCGGCCAGGTTATGCTTCGCGAGGAGCTTCATTCGTTCCGTGATGCCGAACGGAACGACGGTCGTCCCGTCGTGCGGCCCGCCGTACTCGCGGATCGTGAGGACTTCCTGGCCCATGGCGATCGCGAGCGAGTTCGCCGAGACGTCGGTGCCCTCGGTCATGCGGCGCGAGGCTTCGGTGTACGTCCCGCCGGGCAGGGTCGGCTTGTTGAACCCGACCGTGGTCGCGCCAGGGGGAGGCGGCTCGAGCGCGCGGTCGATCGGACCGCTCTCGAGGTAGATGTGAACGTCGTCGACGGCGAGAAGGAGCTCGGCCGCGATCGCGGCGAAGACTTCCTGCGTCAGGGCAGAGGTCAGAGTGAGAGCCATCGGGTTTCGATCCTTGCGTGAGTTGTTGAACTACCTCGCGCGCGCTGACTTCCGCCCCCTCACGGGTCGCCGTCCCTCGCGTTGCGTTACTTCCACGTCGCCTTGATGCCGGCCTTGTTCTTTCCGTAGAAAGTCGCGGCCTCCGCGTTGCGGCCGCTCTTCACGAGGGCCTGCCACTTCTCGTAATCGGTTCCGCCGGCCGCCGGTTTCCCGGAGCCGTCAGGCTTCTTCGCCGGCCGCTTCACGCCGTCGGCGTCGTCGCCTGAGTCATTCTGCGCACCTTCCGCCTTGAAGAGGAAGGGCTTCGCCTTTTTGAGGGCCTCGACCGCATCGACGAGGGCCTCGGCGTCAACGCTCTCGTTCTCGAGATCGACCGCGACGTCTTTCAGGTACGGCCGCGCGAGCTCGAACGCATCGCCAGCGGAGATCGCGCCGGCGGCCGCGGCGAGGCCGACGAACTCGGAACGAACGAGGAGCCGCTTCTGCTTCTCGGTCGAGGCGGTCGCCGCGGCGTCGACGGTCGTCGTCGTGCCTTCCTTGATCCCGAGGGCGCCGGAGATCCCCTTGCGGAAGGTGTCGAGCGCATCCTCGGCGGTCTTCTTTCCGAGGCGGTGCTTCTCGGCTTCCTTGTTCGCCTTCTTTTTGAAGGCCTCGAACTCGGCGCGGGAGATCGGCTTGTCGGCCTTGTCGTCGGCGGGAGGATCTTCCTCCTCGTCGTCGTCGGCCGCGGCCTTGTCGTCGGCCGCCTTCTTTGCCGCGGCCTCGGCGTCGCTCTTCGTCTTCGCTTCAGCAGCGGCCTTCGCGGCAGCGGCCTTTTCGGCTTCCGTCATGTTCAACCCTCGCGGTTGGTTTGTGATGCGAGAAAGAACCTCTCACGCGCGGCGCCGCGGAGCAAGTCAAGCGAAGAACCGGCGCGCGACTCGAGCGGCTCGAGGAATGAGCGCGAACATGCGCCAGGTGTAGGTGAACTGAGAGAAGGCCCAGAGTCGTTTCCGCTCGGGGCCTCGGAGGTGGAAGCGGAGCCGGCGCCGGCGCATGAGCAGGCCGACGCATCGGTTCTCGAGGTAGCGGAAGGCACGGGGACTCACTGATCCTCGCCGTCGGAGACCGGCCCGATCGTGCATTGGCACCGCGGCTCGAACGAGCAACACACGAGAACGGGATCGCCAGGAAGCCCGGCCTTCTCCCATTGCGCGAAGGTTTTCACCTGGCCGTGCCGCTTCAGGCACGACTCGCACGGGTTGCGAAGCGCGGAGATCCAGATCTGGTTTCCGCCCTCGGCTCGAGCTCGGTCGATTCGGTAGAGCCGGATCGCGCTCCGGGTCATGTCGCGCAGCGAGTTCTTCACGCGGCGCTCGAGATCCTTCTCGATGTTCGCCCAGGCCGCGTCGTCGGGTACCTGGCCCTTCGCGATCAGGCGCTCGATCGGGTCGAAGGCCCGGTTCGCGGCGCGGTTGATCGCTTCCATGTCCGGCTTGATCCCGAAGCGGTTGAGCGTCGCCGTGAGCTCGGCCGGCGTTTTGTTCACGAGGTTCTCGAGCTTCGGGAGTCGGCCTGGCCCGGTGAGCGGCCGTGCCTTGCGAGGTCGGCGGGAGAGGACGTCAGGCATCGGGCTTCTCCTTTTCGAGTTCGGCGCGCCGCTCGAGCTCACGCGCGACCCGCTCGATCGCTTGGATCGGCTCGACGCCGGCGCCGGCCTTCCGGAAGGCCTCGAGTTCGGCCGTGATCGCGCCGTCGAGGAGCTCGAGGATCTCCGGAGCGCCGCGCGCGAGCTCGACGAGGTGAAGGGCCGCGAAGAGCGAGACGAACGCCGCGCGCGCCTTGACCGCGTTCACCCGGCCGCCGGCCGCGTGAGAGATTAGCGCTCGAGCTCCGGCCGAGATCCTCCGCGCCAGGTCATCGGCCCGGAGGCCGACCGCTTCCACCAGCCGCGCTTCGTCCGACTGGCGGTCGAGGATCGCCACCACCAGCCGCTTGTGCGCCGGGCTTCGGAGTCCCGGGGTCCCTGTTGTCGCCGGTCCCGTCGTTCGCTCCGCCGCCTTGTTGCTGCGCTCCGCCATCGGGCTTGCCTCCGAGTGAAAGGAAATCGATCAACCGCTCACCGCGCGAGGGCGTGAGAAGCTCGTTGATCCTGATGTTGTTGAACGCCATCCGCGCGAGCTCGGGATCGGAGAGGTCGGGGTTCTTCCGCGCGAGGATCTCGACGACGTTCGTCAGGCCCAGGGTGAGTTCCTTCGCGTCGATCTCCAGCTGATCCTTCGGGTTCTCGTCGATCGACGGCTCGACGAAATCGATCACGAGCTCGCCGGCGGGAACGGCGTCGACGTCAGGGATCGGGCGGATCTCAAGGGTGCGCCCGATCAGGTCGAACAGGTCGGACTCCCCGCGGAGGAAGTGAGGCCGCACACGGAGGTTCTCGCGGAGCACGGCCGCCATTTTGAGCTTCTTCGCGTAGCCGCTCTCGGGGCCTCCGCTGGTTTCGCTCTCGACGGTGATCCCGTACTTCGTCTGGATCGACTTCTCGCGATCGCGGCACATGTTGCTCCACTGCTCGAGCTCCGGCGCCAGGTCGAGAACGCTCGCCGTCCCGCCGTCGCCGAGCATTACGGGACGCGAGCCCCCCATGACCTGATCCGCGGGGAAGTTCTTCGGGTCGCCGGAGATCGCAAGTTGCTTGAAGCCGGTATCCTTCGCGCGCTGATTCTGGATCGTCTTGAGCACGCAGACCTCGAGCGTTGCGTCGTACAGGTCGTCGCCGATCCCTTCGCAGTGGTAGCCGTTGATCGGGAGATCGATCTCGAACTTCGCGGCCGGGAGTCGGCCGAGGAGGTTCGGCGTCACCTCGCCGATCGGCTTGAACTCGTTGTCGACCTTCACGTGCGCCGTTGCGGTGAAAATGTGGATCACCGAGACGACCTTCCCGCCGACCGCCTCTTCTGCGAAGTAGTAGAACGCGCGCGCCTCGGCCTCGTTCTCGTAGTCGGCGACGATCCCCGCGGTCCCTGGCGTGTAGACGAGGAACGAGAGGCGGCCGCTCACCGCTTCCTCCTCGGCCTTCGCGTTGACGTCGTAGGTCACGTTCGGCCGCACCCAGACGCACGAGTGCGCGCGCGCGAGGCGCTCGACCTTTTGAAGCACGACGTCGAGGTGCGAGACCTTCGCGAGGAGATCGAAGGTCTCCCCTTCGTCGTCGGCGTCGGCCTCGTCGACGTCGAGGTACTCGAGGAGTTGCTCGAGCTCCGCGTCGCCGGCTTCGGTCGGGTCGCCGAGTTCCGGCGCCAGGGCCCGTTGCGCGAGCTCCTCGACGCTCGCCGGCTTCGGGACCGCGGGCTTGTCGGACGCCTCGTCGGAGTCGAGCTTCAAGTAGCGGCGCGGCTTCGTGTCGTAGAGCGCCGAGAGCTTCGCGACGATCTCGACGAGGAGGTTCGTCGAGGTGTGTGGCGTGAGCTTGAGGTTCGCGAAGGTGATCGGGTTGAACGAGGCCTGGAGAAGATCGAGGAGATCGGCCTTGAACTTGTTGCCCATCATCCGGTCTTTGCGCTTCGCCTGCTCTCGCATCGCGACCGCCTCCGGGGTTCCGGAGAAGGCCTTCACGGACTGAATCACCTCGCCGATCTCACCCGCCAGGTTCACGGGCGAGCCGCCTCCGCCATCCGCGATCAACGAGGTTCCCGACTGGAACGCGGCAACGGTCTTGCGGAATTCGGCGACGGTGAGGAAGCGCATGGAGGCACTATGCCGCGAGTCCGCCCTCGAGGCGAAGCGGGTAACGCTCATGGCAGAGGTAGCCGAGCGCGTCGTTCGGGTGATCGAGGCCGTGCTCTTTGTCCGGGAGGCTCGTCTTCGGGTCGCGCTTTTGGTGCTTCAACGCGTTGATGAGCACGACGAGCGAGGGATCGATCACGAGCCGCGGGAAGCGGAGAAGCAACGGCGCCAGCAGGCCGTTTACGCAGTTCACGCGATCCCGGATCGGTGGGTTCGTCCGAGGAGCTCGCACCGCGAAGCCGGCGTCTCTGATGATCTGGAGATCGGACTTGCCGGAGGTCGACCGAGCTCGGCCGCTGGCGTCCGGGTACACGGTGACGCGCGAACGAGGGAGCCGGTTCGTTTTGCAGAACTCGACGAGCCAGGTCATGAGCTTGAACGTGTCGCCGTCGTCGATGTACTTCTCGGCGATCCCGTGAATGCCCTCGAGGCCCTCGCGCGTCGTGAACGGCTGGAAGAGCACCGCGGACATGGGGTTGACGTTGAAGTCGACGCCCACGAAGAGCTCGCGCTCGGGGTTGAGTCGGCCTGGTGCGACGTTCCGGCCCTCGTCGAACGCGTGGTACACGGTCCCGCCCTCCTGCATGAACAGGGCGCCGGTCTCTTGCGCCGCGGTCTTCGCGTCGAGGTTCTTCACGTAGTCGGCGAGGCGCTCGGTCCGAATGTGAGAGTTGTCTTGCGTGCGCCAGTGAATGAACCGGATCGTCGGGTCGGTCTTCGCGCGCACGTAGAGATCGAAGAGCCAGTTGTAGCCGCGCGGCGTCGTCGTGAGCCAGGCGGGCCCGGCCGTGTCGATCAACCGGCCCTGCGCCACCTCCCACGCGTAGCTGCTCATGTACGCGGCCTCGTCGAGCCAGGCCGATCGCCACTTGAAGCCGCGCCATCGATCGGGGTCGTGCGCCGAGACGACCTTGATCCTCGAGGTCCCGCCGTTCGCCGCGAGGAGGAACACGCGATCGTGCTTCCAGTAGCGGAGCAACGGCGAGACCGGGAAGATCGAGGTGTCGTAGAGGAGCCGGAAGAACTTCTCGACCGGGACCTTCGACATCTCGAACGTAGGCGAGGCCACCACGTGGTACTCGTCCTCGGCCGTCGGATGCTCGAGGGCGTAGGTGAGATCCTTGATCGCTCCCGTGTGAGTCTTCGCGCCGCGGATGCCGGCCGATGCGACAACGATCGGCTCTTGCGCGAGGAGGAACCGCATCGGCCCGCGGTCGAGCCGGATCGAGCCGGCCGCCATCGGAGGCGCGCTCACGTTTCGTCCCACCCGTCGGAGTCAACCGGCGGCCGGTGAGACTGCTCCGGCTCGAGCGGCTTCCGCTCGGCTTTCTTCCCGCTCCCGCCCTCGAGCTCCGGAACGCGCGGGCCCATGTCGAAGCCCTTCGCGGCTTCGGTGAAGTCGATCGCGATCCGGAAGTCGCCGGACTTCCCGGCGGCCGGGTTGATCTCATGCTGCGCCTTCACGAGCCGGCCGATCAGGTTCATGGTCGAGGCCTCGAGCGCGAGGGCTTGAGCCAGGGGGAGGCCGGGAGCTCCGCCGGCGGTGATCACCTGGCGGAGGGCGTCGAGCCTCGAGCGTGATGCGTCGAGCTCGGTCGTGAGGTCGGTCCCGAGGGAGGTCTTCGCCTCGCCGGCCTTCACGCGCCGCGGCGCTACGTCGTCGGCTTCGTTGTGATCCCCCCAGACCTTTGTCGCGCGGTGCCGGAGCCAGGCGTAGGAGGCCCGCCAGTCGGCGCGCGCGTGCCTTGCGAAGTTCGCCTCGTGAAGAGCTCGAGCGGCTCCGCGGGCCATGTGGATCGCCTCGGAGAAGCACGCCAGGTCGGGGGGCTGATAGGTCTCGAGCTTCTCGACGCTCTCCGGGAGGGGCCACCCGAGCGCATCGTCGCCGGCGGCCCGGTAGAGCCTCGAGCCCTTCTGGATCCATCGGAAGAGCACCGCGATCGACACGCCGTTTGAGGCCGCGGCCGCTTCGAACGTGACGCCGGTCAAGATCAACCGGACGATCCGGTTCCCGATCTTCGGCGTGTAGATCGACGGCCGTCCCTTCGCGGGGGCCTTCGCGGTGCGCGTCACGTTGCCTCCGAGGCCTCACGCCTCGAGAAGCACCCTATCCGAAGGCCTTCAAAACGGCGCGTCCGGGGTCTCGTCGAAGGGGTCAACGCGATCGATTGCGACACACACGAGGCACGCGGCGCGGTCGTGCTCCGGCGTGCTCCGGTCGATCGAATGCTCGAGCGCGAACTCAACCGCGACGATGCGCGCCGGGCCCGCGGCGATCCTGAGGAACTTCACGAGCTCCCGATGATGCTCGAGCTCCTCGACGGTCGCGCGGAGGCGGTGACGATCGGCCTTCGCGAGGCCCTCGAGCTCCTCGAGGCGGTAGGGCGCCGGCTTCATCGGCGATCCCAAAACCACGGGTGAACCCGGCCGCCCTCGACGGCGCCTGGCTTGATCCGTGTGAGGTGGAAGGCGCGCGGCTTCCCGGTCTCGAGGAGCTCGACGTGAACGATCAGGTAGAGCGCGCGCCGGCTCTTTAGTTGATCGCCAGGCACCGGCGTGAGGCCGTGCCACGAAGAGACGCGAGCCCGCCGAACGTCGGCGAAGCCCAGGCGGAGTTGCGCGCTCACCCGAGCCGCTCCCGAACGAGCTCGAGGGCCGCGACCCGCCAGCCGTCGTTCTTGAAGCCGGCGTCGGCGAAGCGGTTCGGGTGGAAGTCACACCCGGTTCGCTCCTCGTTCTTCGTGAAGCCGAACGCCAGGCACCGCCGAAGGTGCCAGCAATCGCCGCACGTCTTGCCGGGCGGGAGGCGCATTTCGGCGTCGTAGTCGCGGCTCATCGGTCGGGGTCCCGGTCGCCGTCGTCGCGCTCGTCAGGGTAGGCCGCGCAGTCTTCCGACCAGTTGACCTCGGCGGTCTCGCGCTCGTCGGCGGTGAGTTCGATCGGACCGAGGGACCGGCCGGTCTCCTCGTCGAACACCTCGGCCGAGAAGACCCGGCCCTCGTCGAAGCTCACGAGAACGGCGAACTCCGCGAAGCCGTCGAAGTTGAACAACGTCTCGAGGTCAAGCTGGGCCGGATCGCGGTCGACGAGCTCGAGCGCCGAGGCCGAGATCACGACAGGGATCGGCCGCTCGACGTAGATCGTTGCGTCGCCGTTCGGCGGGTACTTTGGCTCCGGCGGGTCGAGGTTCTCGCGGCTCACCAGTCACCCCGGATGATCTCGGCCATGCGAGCGGCTCCCATTTCGCGGCCGGCGTCGAGCGCCTCGCGCATCGCCAGGCGGAGGGCGTAGGTCGTGATCGTGATCTTCCCATCGGCCGCCAGGGACCGCTCGAGAACGCGGCGCGCGATCCCCTCGAGGCGTGCGTTGATCTCGGCGTTGCGCTTGTCGGCGTCGACCCGGATCTTCGCGATCACAGGGTCGGTGGTCTTCGCTTCGTTCATGGTGCTCTCCGTTCGTGATGCGTCGTGAAGGTGTGATGCGGCGCGCCGCGTGTCAAGTGTCGAAGCCAGGGCGGAAGCCTTCGAGCTCGGGATCCGACCAGCCGGCCTCGTAGCGGCGAGCCAGGTCGCGCATGTGGATCTCGTAGGAGACCGCGGCCGCGGCGACTTCCTTCAACGGGTTCCCGGTCTTCCCGCTCCGCGCCTTCTCGAGGTGTTGATGTTCGGTGTACGCGCGAGGCCCGCCGGCGCGTCCGTTCGTCGTGCCGATCAGGCTTTGCAGGGTCCCCGAGTCGCTCGTGATATCGGCCTCCGGGCACTGACGAAGGATCGCGGCGATCGCCAGGGGCCAGCGGTCGTTCTTCGGGCCGAGGCCGAGGAGGTGAAAGCGGCCGTCGGCCGGCATGTGGCGCGCGAACTCCTCGAGCTCTTCGATCGTCGTCGCGTCTTTCTTCATCGGGATCCCGGCGATTGGGTAGATCGCGTCGCCGGCGCAATCGGCGCCGAGGTTGAGGATCCGGAGCTCGGTCGCGAAGAACTCGGCCATGCTCGCCGCGCCTTTTTGGACCGGGACGATCACCTGGCAACGGTGCGTGTAGGCGATCTCGCGGATGATCCGGCCGTAGCGAACGAGGCGCGCGAGGGTCTCGGCCTGATTCGCCACCATGTCAGGCGCGACGATGTAGCAGCGCGTGCGGAAGTAGCTCGCAAGCTCGGCGTAGATCGAGAGCCGCTGCACCCACTCGGCGTGCGTGATCAGTTTCTTCAGGGTCGGCGCCGCGTTCTTCGGGAAGTTCATTTCGGAGAAGGCGCCGGAGTCGACGAAGAGCGCCGTCCGGGTGAGCTCCGCGCGCTCGGCGAGGGCCTCGAGGAGACCGACGCGGCCGGAGGCGAGGGGCTCCGCGACCGAGACGCCGATGCGGCCCGCCATCCCGCGGACCTCGCCGGGTGCGTTGATCCCGGAGTGGAAGTGCTTGTTCTCTTGCTCGAGGAGGTCGAGGGCGGTCGGGGTCGTGTTCATGAGCCAAACCCTACGAACGGCGCGGCACCCTGTCAAGTCTCCAGATCGGACCATGACGCGGCGAGTCGGCTCTTTCGCGCTTGACGCGTGTCGCGGCGCGCGTCATTGTGTGGATCCCGGGAGGTCGAGCCCGGCGAACGGAGAAGCCCCATGGTTCACTTTGAGAAGACGATCACGATCAAGCTCGAGACCCTCGCGGAGCAGGCCCTCTACGTCGAGGCGCTCGACCTGGCGGCCGACAACACCCCGGAGAGCGCCGCGGAGTTGAAGGCGATCCGCGAAGACCTCGAGACCTGGCGGCCGTCCCTCGTCGCGCCGGCGGTGCTCACGGTCTCGACCGAACACGCTCACCTCCTCGCGACCGCCCTCGAGGTGATCGAGGAGCTCACGCTCGAGGGCCTCGAGTCGCCTCCCTCCGAGACCGATCTCGGCCGCGTCGAGCGCAGTCGCGACGAGAGTCGCGCGCGGATGCTCGAAGGCGCCGCGGGGATCATTCGCCGCGCCGCGCGCGAGATCCTCGGCCGTTGACACGTGGCGCGCGTACTGAAAAGGTCGGCGCCGAAGAACGGAGAGCAATGCAAGCCATCTACAACGAGATCGAGCCATTCGCGGCAGAGTGGCTTCGTAACTTGATCGCCGCAGGTCACCTTCCCCGAGGAGTGGTCGATGGACGAAGTATCAAAGAACTCACGCCGGCCGATCTTGCCGGGCCAGGCCAGCGTCATTTCTTTGCCGGAATCGGGGTCTGGGCGGCCGCTCTCCGGGCCGCTGGCTTCTCAGATCTCGCTTCCGTTTGGACCGGCTCCTGTCCCTGTCAGCCGTTCTCCGATGCCGGCGCCGGCGACGGCTTCGCCGACGAGCGCCACCTCTGGCCCGATTGGTTCAAGCTCATTCAGATCGGAAGACCTGAAGTCATTCTTGGAGAGCAGGTTGCGAGCCCGGACGGCCTTGCTTGGCTCGACCTTGTATCGGCTGACTTGGAAGGAGAGGGCTACGCCGTCGGGGCGTTTGATCTCTGCGCAGCGGGCTTCGGTGCTCCGCACATTCGACAACGGCTCTACTTCTGCGCCGTCCGGTTGGCCGACCCCGCTCGCGAGCAATCACCACGAGGGAGTGGAAGCGCGAGCCCTCCGGAAGGACTACGGGGCGGGGTTGAACGACGCGGCGAAACTGGCTCCGGCGGGTTGGGGGACGCCGACGGCGAACACCCCCGGGGGTACGCCGGAGCAAGCGCTCGATCGGAAAGAGGGCCTGAGTTGCGGCCAGTCGGTGACGAGCCTCGCGCACCAGGCGCAGTTGGTTGGGTGGGTGACGCCGAGCGCGCGCGACTCGAGGCTCGACCAGTTGCCGCGCCAGGCCCAACTAACGGCCACTGGGCCGACGTCGAGTGGCTCCCCTGTCGCGACGGGAAAGCCCGGCCAACTAAACCCGGCCTTTTCCCGCTGGCTCATGGGTCTGTCGGCCGCGTGGGATGCTTGCGCGCCTACGGGAACGCCATCGTCCTACCGCAAGCGATCGAGTTCTGTGTCGCCGTCCGACTCTTCCTCGAAGCCCACGGGTTGACCGCGCTCTTCAGTCGATGATCTCGGCCGTGCGGCCGGTCTTGCGTTGCCAGCGCTCGATCGCGATCTGTGCGTTCTTCGGCGTGACCTCGCCGAGGTAGCACCGCCGGCCGATGTTCTCCGCGGCGATCATGGTCGACCCGCTTCCACAGAACGGATCCCAGACGAGCTCGCCGGCGTCGGTCGAGTTCGCGATCATTTCCTCGAGCATCGCGACCGGCTTCGCCGCGTTGTGCAACCGCTCCTCACCGCTCGGCCGGTTGTAGGTGAACACGTTCGGCCGGAGCACGGGACGGATCCCCTTGCTCCCCGAGCTCATGGACTTGTCGACCTCGAGCTTATGAGCGAACAGGCACCACTCGTTCGTCATCGCGTAGTTCGAGCCGAGGCCGCTCCCGTTCTTCGTCCACACCAGGCCGTTCTTCGGCTTGATCACGTCGACGCGCTTCACTGCGTTCCACAGGGCGGCCCACGATCGCCAGTCGGTGAAGGTGTAGAGGTGCCCGGCCCACTTGAGCCGCTCGGCGCACGCCTTGAAGAACGCCTCAAAGAACGGGATCACCATTTTGTCGTCTGCAATGTCGCTCCCGATCCCCGAGCTCGAGCCGAAGATCGCGTAGGGCGGATCGGTCAGGATGCAATCGGCGAAGCGCTCGGCGCCGAAGAGACGCGCGCGGCCGTCGACGGTGAGGGAGTCGCCGACGAAGAGCCGGTGAGAGCCGAGCGCGAAGAGCGTCCCTTCCTGCACCCACACCTCGGCCGAGGGCTCCGGCTCTCCCGCGTCGTCGTCGCCGGCCTCTCCCTTCCCGAACACGCTCTCGAGGAGTCCCTTGTCGAAGCCGAGGCCTTGCGCGCGGTCTTCGCCGATCGCCTTCAAGGTCTCGTTGAGCTCGAGGGGGTTCCACCCGCCGGCGGTCGTGAGCGAGTTCAACGCGAGCAGCGCGGCTTCCGCTTCCTCGTCGCCGGTCGAGCTCCAACCGAGAAGGACCGGGACGTACCAGGCACCGCCGCGATCCTCGACGCCGGCGGGGAGAGGGGCGCCGCGGGCCTTCAACGCGCGAAGGGCCTCGACGCGGCCGTGACCTCCGAGGAGTCGGCCCGTGCGCTCGTCGACGATGCCGGCGACCTCGGCGAGACCAAACCGGGTGAGGCTCGTCGCAATGTCGGCGTGGTGACGCTTCGCGTTGCGCTTCGCCGGCGTAAGGGAGTCGAGCGGGAGGTATTCGAGACGCAGCATTCGGAACTCCTATCTACGAAATGACGAAGGCCGCGAACGGGAGAACCCGCGCGCAGCCTTCGTTGCGTCGCGGAACGGAGAGGACACACGACGCCAGGGGATCAGTATCACGCCTTCCCGGGTTCTTCGGACTCGAGCCGATGATCGAGGGCTACCGCTACGACTTCGGCGAAGGATCTCCCCTGAATACAGGTGACGCACACGCGGAGCTCCCAACCGAGGATCCGCTCACGCATCGGGCCGAGGGCGCCGGCCGAGGTGCGGCCTCCCCGTTTCTCGGTCCGAATGTCGGCCGGGAGGTTCGCGCGTTCGTGCGATCCCTCGACGTGGCACGCGATCACGACTTGCGCGGGCTTCATGTGAACGTGCTTCGTGAAGGTCTTCCCGGTCGCGATGCGGCCGCGGTTGCAGTTCGGCGCCTCGCAATCGCCGGTGACGAGACCGAGCTCGGTCGAGCGCCGGAAGCCGGTCCCGTTGCACTGGCGGCACGGCCTCGTCGAGGTGACCTGGCGGGGAACGGGCCGGGTCTCGAGGTCGCGCTTGCAAACCATGCAGTGCGGCCCGGGGATCTTCGGCGGGACGGGCGGAGGGACGAAGCGCGCCGGGCTCACGGAAGCCTCCGGTCGAACTTGCCGCACCGCGCGCACACCTCGAAGTCGGTCACCGGCGCGCCGCGTGAGTCACGCACGACGCGGTGACCGAAGCGCGCGCACCACGCGCGGCGGAGCGGCTCGAGCGCCAGGTCGACGAGGAGTCGGAGCGCAAAAATCGCGGACGAAAACTTTCGGCGGGGCCTCATTTCCACGACACCAGCCGCGTGTCGGCCGCCAGGTAGAGCGGGTGTTTCGGCGCGCCGCTCTTCGTTGTGCCGAGGGTGAAGACCGGCCGGCCCGCCGTTGCGGCTTCCGCGGCCGCGATTGCGAGGCCCCGAACGGAGCGCGAGGGCGGATCGTAGGCCCCCCATGCGAACACGACGGCCTCCGCCTCGAGCGCGGCCGCGCGGAGGTGCGCGGGGTTCTCGACGCCGGCCGCGTGAGGGAAGGCCTCGGCCGCCCAGGTCTTCTCGGCGATCCGTGCGGTGAGATCCTTCGGGGAGGTCGCGCGGAAGGCGAAGAGATTGACGACGAGAAGCCGCGTGAAGTCGAAGGTCTCGGCGAACCCGATGCACCGCCGGATCGTCGGGTCGTCGAGGTTGGCGTCGGCCGTCGACGGGTTGAGCATGACGAACGTCACCGTGCGGCGGGTGAGGGGCCCGGTCCAGTCACGCTCGAGGCGGTAGCGGAAGAGACCGTCGGCGGAGATCTCGGCGGTCTTGATCACAGGAGGGCCCTCACTTCGTCGAGCGCCTTCTGCGCGACCTCGGCCGCATCGGCGGAGCGCCGGCGCGCGATGATCTGGATCGCCGACTCGTAGATCTTCACGATCGCGCAGGCGTCGTTCACCCCGCCGATCGCGGCCGCAAGCTGGCCCTCGAGGGACTCGATCAGGTGAACGAAGGCGCGGAGGCGCGCGGCCGGCATGACGACCGGACACGCCAGGGAGGCCGGATCGTTCGCCTCGAGCTCGGCCGCTCGGTCGGTGTGGCTCTCCCAAAACCAGACGTCCTCGACGCCGGCGGAGCACATGCGGAGCTTCGCGCGCGCATCGGTCAGCGAGTCGTTCGAGCGGGCGAGTTCCTTCGCGAGCTCCTCGATCTTGAACGCGGCGATCTGCGCCTTCCGCGCTTCCTCGAGAACGTCGGCGAGGATCTCGCGCTCGTCGGCGGTGAGGTTCCCGCGGAGCTCGAGCCAGCGCTCGAGCCGCTTCATGCTTCGGGTCGTGGCGCTCAAGCGCACCTCCCCCACATTTCGATCAAGACCATCCCGAACTGCGCCTGGGTGACGCTCTTCAGGCCGAGCGCCTTCCGCCGCTTGTTCTCGATCTTCATGTCCGGGATCTTCGGGTTGCCGAACGTCATCCGGCCCGGGAGGAAGCGCGCGTCGATCACGCGCGGCGCGAGCCTCGTCGGCGTCCTCGGAGTCGTGGGCAGGAGCGCGGGGAACTTGCGGCCGCGGTACGGCTCGACGAAGCGGTGCCACCAATCGCGATCGGTCCAGTTGGGAACGAGGAACACGACGAGCGGACACCCGTCGGCGGTCTCGTCGAAGCCCTTCTGAATGCACTCGTCGAGGTTGGAGTAGGGCGGCTGGGCGAACACCCGGCGGCCGCGCCAGGACTTCGACAGGGAGTTGTCTCGCTTCGTCCAGAAGATCCCGCCGGCGGCCGTGATGATCTCGGCGCTCGGCGCCTTCGCGTGACAGAACGCGTCGGTGTCGAAGCGGTAGATCCGATGGAGTTCGACGACGACCTCGGCCGGCGTGAAGCGCTCGTCGGGAATGTCTTTCGGGAAGTCGCTCTCGACTTGCTCCGGGTTCGCGCGGCTCTTCCGCTTCGCCTTCTCCGCGTTGATCGTTGGGTACTTTCGAACTTCCTCGGCCTTCATGCTGCTCTCCGTTCTCGCTTGCAGGTGCGGCACTCTCGGGTGCCTCGCTTCGGGTGGGTGTACACGTTCTCGCCGGCGAGCTCATGCCCGGCGATGCACTTCGTTTGCCGCGCGCGCTTCGCGGCCGGGGACTCACCGCGGAGGGTGTTCACGCGCGAAGTCACCGGCTCGAGGTGCGTCGGGTTGCAGCAGAGGTGATTCCGGCAGAGGTGATCGATCACGAGCTCGAGCGGGAAGGGTTCGCGCAGGTGCGCGTAGGCCAGGCGGTGAACCTTGAACACGACGCCGGAGATCGTCACCCGGCCGTACCCCTTCTCGTCGGCGGACCCGAGCCATTCCCAGCAAGGGCCGACGACGCCGGCGGGAACGGGCCGCGACACGACGCGCACCCGCCGGCAGATCAACGCGATGATCGGATCTTCCTTCATCGCCGGTAGAGCCCCAACGTCGCCTGGGCGCGGGCCATGTCGGGATCCGGGAAGGGATCGTGGTCGACCGGGCTCCACAGGTGAAGACAGAAGGTGTGGAAGTTCACGAACTCTTTCGAGGGCGGGAACACCTGATAGGCCGGACGCTCGAGGCCGAGGAAGTCACGCCGGGCCCGCGCGAGCTCGTCGTAGCTGGGGAGCCGGGCCCGCCTCGAGATCGAGAGGTGACGCCAGATCTTCCCGTCGATCAGGTCGGCCGTGATGCACGCGCGCAGGCCTTCGTTCGGTCCGAAGCCTTGCCAGAACTCCCCCTCCGGATCGCGGGTGAGGATCTTCCAGCCGGGCCGCGTGTCGAGCCGAACGAGCGCCGCGGGAACGGCCTCGAGCGGCCGGCCGCGGAGCTCCTCACCCGCGGCCGGCTTCTCGACTTCGATCGTCGACTTCTCCGGAGTCACCGATCACCGTAGAGGAAGATCGCCGCGCTCACCGCCTCCGAGGGGCTGTAGCCGTAGCCGAGAACCTCCGGCCGCTTCCCGTCGGTGCGAACGACCCGGAACTTCTCTTTCTGGCCCGGCTTGATCGTCCGGGTCTTCTGCTCTCCCTTCCCGGTCGTGTACGGCTCGGTCTTCTCCGGCGTGCTCTCGGCCTTCGCGTACTTCAGGCCCGCGGCGTCGAGCCGGGCCTGGAACGCCTTCCAGTCGAAGGTCGGCTCGGGGGTCTCGCCGGCGTTCATCCGATCACCTGGCGGGATGTTGTTCGCCGGGTTGCCCACGACCGCCAGTTTGGGGCGGCTCACGGGGAGATCTTCACTTCGTAGAAGGTGACGAGCGAGCGAACGATCGAGTCGCGATCGGACGCGGGGAGGTCGGAGAGCTCGCGCAGGATGCGCTTGAACGCGTCGTTCTTCGACTGATCAGGGGTCTTCGTGTCTGCCATGGGTTCACGGTCTCCGCGGCGGGTGGGTGTTCGGAGTCGCGCGGGCCGCGCCGCGGTTCTTCCGTTGCTTCGGGGGAGCTCGAGGCGGGATCGCCTTCGGGAGCAAGAGATCGCTGGCGGAGATCGAGACGTCGAACCCCCACCCGGCCGGAGTCGCGCGGCACTGCGCGTAGGTCCAGACGATCCGGGGATCGTTGTCGTTCTTCAGGCCCACCTGGCGCGTGAGCTCGTCGCGCGCGGCCTTGAACGCCGCGGTGAGGTTGTCTTCGGAGTCAAGGCCAGGGCCGCGGGTGTGGAACCGGGTGAAGGCGACCGAGACCGCGAAGAACTCGAGGCCGAGGAGAACGCCGCGGAGGTGTCGAGGCCAGACGAGCTCGACGAGATCGCGCGATCGTTTCTTCGCGTTCGCGATCGGCCATTTGCCGCGCATGTTTGCGACGGACGGGAGGATCTCGTTGAAGGTGTAGGAGAAGCGCTCGAGGTGAGCGATTGAGACGAACGAGGTCGGGTCGGTCACAGGCGCGGCCCTCTCCACATGGCGCGCTTTGTTGCGGGGAGCTCGAGCGGCTTCCCGCCGAGAACCGCGTGCCGCGGCTTGCGCTTCGCGATCTTGAAGGTCCCGCCGGCGAGACGGATCGATCCCATGCGCGCCTCGCGCGTGAGCTCCTCGAAGAGACGCTCGGTGAACTCCGCGGCGAGCTTCACCGTGAGTCGGTAGGTGCGGCCGTGTCGGTCGCGAGTCTTCAGGCCCGCGGCCGCGCGCTTCAACGCGTAGCGGAGGGAGTAGGCGAAGCGGCCGTCGGTGGGGTCGATCACAGTCGGCCCACCCAATGACCGCAACGCTCCCGGTTGAAGTGCCCACACAGCGCACACTTCGTCGGCGTCGGACCGTGAGAAGGGAAGCGCTCGGCGTGCTCTCGGTACGCGGCTTCCTCGACGGCCTCGGGGCCTCGACGGTCGGAGACGGCGCGGTCAACGTAACGATGTGCGTACACGTCGTGGATCGGCAGCCCCCATTCCGCCGGAGACTTCAGGCGAACCGAGACGTCGGCGACGAGCGGGACGATCCCCCCGCCGGCGCGGAGCCGCTCGACCTCGAGGGAGAGGGCCTCGATCCGGAGCTTCGCCGCGGTGCCTTGCGTCGTAAGCTTGTCGACGAACCCGGCGCGCTCCCGGCGGAGGGTCTCGAGCTCACGGCCGAGCGCGACGATCGTCCCGTCGACGTCGGCGAGATCTTCGCGGCCGGGACCCCAGCCGAGGAGCTCACGCGCGAACGCATACGCCCCGCGCAGGTTCTCTTCGTTCACCTTCATTCGATCCCTCTCCGTTCTTCGTGAAGCCGGCGCAAGGTGTCATGTGCGCGCGGCGAGTGTCAAGCGGCGCGAAGCTCCGCGCGCGCGTCGTCGAAGCGTGTCGACCAAACCTTCTCCATGAGCCAGAGACCCCAGCCGGCTTTTTTCTTCTCCATTCCGCACCAAAGAACGAAGCGCCGGAAGGCGAGGCGCATCGCCTTGTCGTCGGTCTCGGTCGGGTGCTTCGCGAACTGGTAGCGGGCCCACTTGAGCACTTGAGGGCCGGGGTCACCAAAGGCCGGCTCGTCGAGCTCGCGCGCGAAGGCCAGGAACGAGCGCGCGCGATCGAGGTTCTCCACAGGGTGTGGGGTTTTCTGTGGAGAACCCTTCTCGTTTTTGTCCTCGCGATCCTTCTCAGGAGGTGAGGACATAGATCCTCGTCGATCTGCGTCTGCGTCTGCGTCTGCGTCTGACGACGTGGGATCACCGCGGGAACCCGGCGGGACCCGCGCGGGAACACCGCGGGCCGGGTCTTTCCCGTGTCCCGATCGACGGTTGCGGAGCCAGGCCGCTTCGTACCTGGGGAGGCCGCGGATCCTTCCCTCGAGGCCTTCACCGCCGGCGAAGCCGCACCGAACGAGCGCGCGCCAGAGCTTCCCGCCGTCGACCGCCAGGCCGACCTCCGCGGCGATCAGTTCGCCGGGGTCCGGGTCACCGACGAGGCCTTCGAAGTCGCCGTCTGGAGCTCGCCGGAGGGCCCACCTGTGAAGTTTGACGACGAGGCCGACCCCGGCGAGGGGGTCGAGGCCTACGAGCCGCGCGAGGGCTTCCGCTTCCTCGACCGCTTCGTTCTCGATCTGCGTCCATGGCAGGTGCAACGATCCCCCTCGAACAACCTCCCCCGCGCGCCACCACGCGCGCCAGGGGAGCGGGTTCCGGGACGGGAACCGCGAGATCGAAAGAGGCCGGCGAGTGGTGGATCGCCTGAAGTCGGTTCGTGTGACTGCGTAGCGAAAAGCGGAAAGGACCATGACCGCTTCGCGGTATGGCGTCAAGTGTGAGAAGGTGCTCGGCTATGAGCGCGAACCCTCCGATCGATCTCGAGCCGCGGCACCTCGACGAACTCACGCCAGACGAAAACGCTCGAGCTCACGCGGCCGCGACCGCGGAGGCGAAGCGCCGCTGGGGCCAGGATGCGCAAGCGGTCGAGACCGGCATGCCGGCGGAGCGCGCCGCGGGACAAGCCGCGCAAGTCGGGATCGTTCGGATCGTCGAGCTCGTGAAGAAAGGGTTCCGCCCGAAGAGTGACAAGGTCTTCGTCGCGCTCGGCCGCGGCCGCTCGTGGGTTGCGGCGTTCGCCGACGCCGACGCGGTGAAGCGGAAGATCGAAGAGAAGCTCGGCGAGTCCGGGATCCGGAAGGCGAACGAGACCTACGCGCGCCGGCTCTCGAAACTTCACCGCTAGACTTGACACGCGCCGCGCGTCATGGCGTCTTGCGGCCGCGCGACTTCACGCGCGAACGGAGAGACACATGGGATTGAACAGGAAGCAACGGGTCGCGCTCGGCGCGGCCTTCGAGGAGGCGAACGCGCAAGCGGGCGAACTCGCCGCGGAGCTCCGGCTGAAGTCGCGGCGGATCGAGGAGACCCGAGATCTCCGGAAGCGCCTCCGGGTGCTTCGTCGGGAGTTCCTCCGCTTCGTCGAGAACAATTGCGACAACTCCGGAATGACGCCGCGGCGTTCGCTCTTCGAGAACGCGACGGATCTCCGCGTGAAGGACTGGCGCTCGTGACGCCGGCGGAACTCGAGGAGCGGCGCGCGTGGATCGGCGCGTCGGAGGTGCATCACTTGTTCGGCCTCGGCTCGTTGTGGGAGCTCTTCGCGGAGAAGCGGCCGGACGTGTGCGGCCGACCGGAGACCGACGACGAGGAAGACGAGGACTTCGAGGAGCCGGCGCACCTCACCGACGAGGATCTCGCGATGCTCCGGGGGAACGAGCTCGAGCTCCCGGTCGCGCGCCTGGCGGCCGCGAAGATCGCCGGCGACGCAAGCGCGGCCGCGCCGTTGAAGGTGCTCCGGCCGATCGTCGTTCCGACCGCGCACCTCGGCGCGACCCCTGACTTCGTTTACCAGTGGCACCCGTTGAACGTGCTCCTCGAGATCAAGACGGCGATCGGCGGGGATTGGGGGGAGCCAGGGACCGACGCCGTTCCCTTCAAGGTGCTTCTGCAGGTGAACACACAGCTGGGTTGCCTCCGCTACACGAAGAGCCCGATCGTCGTTCCGGGCCTCGGCGGTGAGCTCCGGCGCGAGTCGATCGATCTCGAGCGCGCCTACGTGGCGCGGCTCGACGGTCGCTTGCAGTTGTCGATCTACGTGATCCCCTACTCATCGGTGCTCTTCGTCCAGACGATCGAGCGCGCGGCCGCGCTCTGGAAGCATCACGTCGAGCCCGGCGTGCCTCCGGAGCCCGGCGACTCCGAGAAGGCGCGCGCCTGGCTCCGCGAGAAGTACCCGGCGGCCGTCGCCGGCGCGTACCTCGACGGCGGAGCCGACGAAGAGACGAAGGTCGGCCGCTGGCTCGAGGTGAAGCGACTCGCGGCGCCGCTCAAGAAAGAGGAGAAGGAGCTCGGGAACTGGCTCCGCGATCACATCGGCGATCGCGCGGGCCTCGTCGTGCGCGGGCTCTCGGGTTGTGTTGCCCTCGCGAACGACAAGGCGTCGGCGAAATGGAAGAGCGCCGCGCGGTTGATCGCGGAGGCCGCGGCCGCGCGCATCGAAGGCGGCTGGAACGTCGAGGAAGTGTTAGAGCAAGCCGCGGAGGATTCGAAGCCCGCCAACGGGAAACGCGTCCTGCGATGGTCGTCGAAGTTGAACAAACTGAAGTAGTGAACGGAGAGCACCCACCATGACGAACGAAGCGAAGCCCGAAGGCACGAAGACCGATGCGAAGAAGACCGAGAAGGCGAAGTGGCTCGTCGCCTACGACTACGAGAAGAACCCGAAGAACCGCGCGATCAAGTCGCAAGCGTTCCGCGAGTTCATCGTGGCGCCGGAGCGCCAGGCCCGGCTCAAGCGGTTGAGCCAGGGGCGGTTGAACCTCGATCAGATGGTCGAGATCGTTCTCGCCGCGATCTCGAAGACCCCGATGATCGCCGCGTGCTCTACCGAGTCGCTCGCGCTCGCGTTGTCGGACGCGGCCGAGCTCGGCCTGTTGCCCTCGAGCACGATGGGTATGGCCCACCTCGTTCCTTTCCAGAACACGAAGAAAGCGGCGCTCTACAAGGTCCCCGAGTTCTACGAGGCGAAACTGATCCCCGACTACAAGGGCCTGGCTCACCTGGCGCGCGAGTCGGGATCGGTGCTCTCGATCTCCGCCGGCGTGATCTACGGGCCGGTCGAGGTCGGCGGGAAGATCCTCCGGCATGAGTTCGAAATGCTCGAGGGCTCCGAGGATCGCCTCGTCGTGAAGCCGCTCCCGCCAGGTCACACCCAGCAAGACAAGGACATGATCTACGCGTGGGCCTCGTGCAAGATCCCCGCGCCGTCGGTGCCTCAGGGGTTCGTCGTGCAGTGGGTGTACCTCACGCGCGCGGAGGTCTTGAAGATCAAGGCCTCGAGCCGCGCGAGCTCGAACGGCCCCTGGGTCACGTGGGAATCCGAAATGTGGAAGAAGACCGGCGTGAAGCGGCTCTCGAAGCTCGCGCCGCGGAAGGGGCTCTTCGCGCGAGCTCTCGAGATCGACGACGCGGCCGAGGCGGAGCCCGAAGAGATCGAGGTGAACGCGGTCGGCTCTCCGACTCGAACGAAGGGAACGAGCCGCGCGCACCAGCTGCTCTCCGCGATGCCGGAGGCGACCGGCTTCGAGGAGCCCGGCGCCGGCGACGCGATCCTCGAGGGCCTCGAGCGTGAGGCCGCGACCGAAGCCGACCCGCGCCAGGCGAACCTCCTCGACGGCCTCGAGCAAGAGAGCGCCGGCCGGGAACCGACCGACGAGGAGCTCGAGGCGGAGAAGAAAGCGAAGGGAAAGAAGTAGCTCAGGCCTCGGGGGTCGAGGGCGCGACCGGAGCAACGGCCGGCGCGCTCTCGACGACGGGATCCGCCGGCGGCACGACGACCGCGGGGATCTCGACGGTGACCGGAGCGGGAGGCGCCTCGACAGGAGGAACCGCCGGAGCCGGGTCGGGCCGGGTGAGCTTCTCGAGCTCGGCGAGTTCCGCCGCTTCGAACTCCGCCGCGGTCTGGCCCCGGGGAGGCGAAGGGGTCGGAGCCGGCGGGATGATCACGGCCGGCGGCTTCGCGACGCCGTAGAGCTTCTCGGCCTCGACGCGCACCTCCTCGGGGGCGCCGGCCTCGAGCTCGAAGCCCTTCGCGTCGTACTTCACGGAGAAACCTCGGATGTAGGTTCGGTTCATGCGCAAGACCCTATCCGAGCGCCGCGCGCGTTGTCGAGGCAAGTACGCTTGACGCACGCCGCGCCGGCGGTATAGTCGGAGGGACCGGCATTCCAGCCGCGAACGGAGAGACCAATGAAGCTCGCACGCACGACGACGATCACGGCCGACAATCAAGCGGAGGGCTTCGTTCTCGAGGGGCTCGTCTTCCGTAATTCGGGTCTCGACTTCCATGTCGCGGCCGGCGACTTCGGCCGACTCCAGATCACCGGCGCCGAAGAGCACGCGGCGTTCGCCGACGCCGTTACGGTCGCGATCGCCGAGCTCGACGAGAAGCGGCCGCGCGAGGGCCTCGCCGCGTCGGAACAGCTGGCCTACGGGTTCCTCCTCGAGTTCCGTCACCTCCTCGGGTGTCACGAGTCGGAGATCTCGACGGCCGGCGCGATGGCGGCCGCGGCCTCGAGGATGAGCCGGTGAGCAACTTCGGCCCTCAGCACTTCGAGGCGCTCCTCGTGGCCGGCGCGGAGCATGATCGCCGGGTCGCCGACGCGACCGAGAAGGGGCTCCCGATCTGCCGCACGTGCGCGAAGGTCGTCGGCTCGCCGGCGGAACTCGTCGAGGAGAAGGATCTCGAGGCCCTCGTCGGCCCGGCGTGCTTCTCGTGTCGGACCGTTCACCGGATCGCGAAGCTCGACGAGACCGACAGACTCGGCGCCGGGCAGCGCGCGTTCGAGGCCGCGGCCGAGCGCGCGGCGAAGTCCCGCTGGCACGAAGAGCAGAGGATCGCCTGGGCCCGCGCGCCGGCTTTCAGCAATCCCGCCGGCGTCGTCGCGTGTTCGTGCGGCCGGACCTACTTCGCGGGTTCCTACAAGGATCTCCCCGCGCCGGCGAACGGGAGCCAGCAGCCGACCTTCGACGACGACGGCCGCCCCTTCGTTCTCGAGCTCCGGAACTGCGTCGCGTGCGGCTCGACCATGGCGCGCGAAGTGGTGAACGGCGTCGCGGTCGACCCCCTCGAGAAGCGTTGACACGACGCGGCCGCGCGTCATACGAAGTACACCGAACGGAGATCGCAACGATGAACGACAACGCTACGCCCACCCGCCGTGAAGTCGACGAGGGACCGGGCCGACCTCGCACCTCAGGAGGAAGCACCGATGGAGAAGCTCAAGACAGCGGCCGTTGCCGCGGCGACGTTGAAGACCTGCAAGGCGCCAGGTTGCGGCCGGAAGTACGCGACCGGGACCGGCGCGAAGGATCACTGTCCGACCTGCTACCAGCGAGAGCGCCGGGTCGCGAAGGGTGTCGGGAAGCTCCGCGCCGGTGAGAAGGCCTCCCCTTCGCTGCTCTCGGTCCCCGGAGCTCGGGAAATGCGCGCCACGTGCGCGCCGGCCCTCGTGAAGGCGATCGAGAAGCTCGTGAAGCGCCGCGGGATGATCGAGGCCGACTTCGTTCGCGAGGGCCTCGAGTTCTACGTGACGAGCCCGCGCGCCGCGGGAGGCCCGCCGGCCGAGCTCGTCGACGGCACCTCGAAGCGCCGGCGGTCGCGGTGAGGGCGCTCAAGAAAGCGGAGGTGGTGAACCCGGAGAACCTCGAGCGGGTCGAGCGCTGGCTTGACTCCGGCGGCTCGGTCGCGAAGGCCTTCAAAGAGTCGCTCGAGGTGGGCCAAGTGTTGAACGCCGACGTCCTCCTCGTTCTCGGCGCCTCGAACGCTCTCCTGTGCGGCGGTCTCAAGCCCCGGACGATCGCGCTCCTCGTTCAGGACTTGCTTCCGAAGCCGCACGGCCGGCCCGCGCTCACCGTCGTTCAAGTCCTCGACGTTCTCGAGGCGTTGACCCGGATCGGCGATCACCTCCTCGCGGCCGAGGCGAAAGCGAGCAAGCGGTGAACGCGATCGCGCGAGAGCAGCTGGCGTTCATTCTCGAGGCGCGGAGCTCCGGCGCCGTCGACCTCCTCACGGCCGCGAAGGTCGCGACCGACCGGATCCTCTCCCTCGAGAAGCTCTTCCGTGAGCTCGACGACGAGTGCTTCGCCGGCGAGGTTCTTCAGTCGTTCCCCGAAGGGACCCGGGTCGGGCTCGGCGAGTTCAAGCGCCGGCTCGTTGCCCGGATCAAGAAAGGCACCCGATGAACGAAGGCAAGATCGAAGCGGCCGCGGATCGAGAGATCGACCGCATCACGAAAGAGCTCGAGGCCTCGAGGTCCGCGCACGGGGAGATCCTCCGGGTGAGCGCGGGCCAGGGCGAGGAGTTGATCCGCATGGGCCGAGCTCTTCAGGAAGCGGTGAGCCAGGTCGCCGGCGCCGAGGGAGAGGCCGCGCATGAGCGGAGTCACCGCTCCTACCTCTCGGGTGAGATCGCCGAGTTCGTTCGTCGGAGCGTCGACGTCAGAGAGCGCGAGCTCGCCGATCCGAGCGGCGCGCGCCTCGTTCTGATCACCGAGAAGAACCTCCGGATGATCGTCGACCGAAGCACCGATCGAGCTCTGGCGAAGCTCGTCCCGAACATCACGCGGCCGGCCCTGATCGCCGCGCTCCGCACCTCGACCGACGTCGCCGGCTCGAGGTTCGCCGACGAGCTCGAAGACCTCCGACCGGAGGAAGCCTTCTACAAGTGGTGACGTTGTAGGTCGGTCGAGAGCCCGGTCGCCTCCCCCTGGCGGCCGGGCTTTCCCTTGTCTATTGCTTGACACTCCGGCGCGGCCGCGCGTACTGTGGACCGCCGGCATTTCGCCGGCATGAACGGAGAGAAGACCGATGGCACACACGGATCACGATTCCACCTATCGAAACCCGATGACCGGGCACCGTAACTACTCGCTGGGGATCGCCTCGGAGGCGCTCGAGGAGGTCGCCGGCGCGCTCACCGCGGCCGCGGTGAAGCTCGGGATCTTCGAGGAGGGTTACAAGCGCCTCCGCCGGCGTCTCTTCCAGGCGACCGGCCTCGGCTCGAGCGACTTCGGCCGCGCCTCGATCGACTCGACGAGCGACGACAGGCTCCTCGAGGCCGCCGGCGAGAAGTTCGCCGACCTCGAGAAGATCGTCGCCGCGCTTCGCGTGTTCGAGCGCGAGCTCGGCGAGCGGAGCTTCGAGAAGTTGAAGGAAGGCGCCGCGATTTCCCCCGTCGAGGCCTTCGAGGCGTGCGCGGCCGACGCGTTGATGCGCCTCGCCGCGCTTCGCGACGCTCTCTTCAAGCAGACGATCTCGGTCACTAAAGAGAACGCCGCGCGGCGCGAGCTCGAGAAGCGGATCGCCTCGGCCCTCGAGGTTCTCCAGAACACGAACAACCGAAGCCAGGTCGCGACCGTCGCCGACGACGCGATCCTCCTCGCGATCGCGCGCCTGACGAACGACGCGCCGAACAACGCGAAGCCGTCGGCCGAGGCTCCCGCCGAGGTCTCGACCTTCGAGAGGAAAGCGTGAGCGGCGCCGGCCCGTTGAAGAACTGGAAGATCGCGGCCTACGCGGCGCTCGCCGAGTTCTACAAGGTCGAGGCGGAGCGCGCGACGTTCGAGGAGCGCCTCGAGGAAGCGAAGCGGGTCGCGGCGCGCGCCGGCGTTTCCTGGCGGTTCGGCGGGCCGAGCGTCGAGAACGTGTCCGAGGCCTACGCGTGCGTGTGCGGCGCGGTGATCGCGATCTTCTACGGTGACGCGCGGCCGGTTCATTGCCGCGAGTGCGTCGAGAAGACCCGCCTGGCGGTCGAGGCCGACGCGAAGGAAGAGGCCTTGCGCGCGAAGGTCGAGAAGCCCGGCGACGTTCACCCGCCGGGCCCGGTCGTTCCGCCGGCGCCAGCGCCCTCGACAGAAGGCGCGCCGTTTTAGCGGGGGAGCACGACGAGCTTCAACGGGCCCCGCGCGGGGAAGGTGCGCGGGAGCCCGCCGGCGGTCGTGACTCGGAAGGTGACGTCGTGGATCCCCTCGCGACCCGCGGCCGTGTCGTCGGCCGCGACCTCGAGCGTGACGAGCCCGTCGGCCGCGTCGTCGATCACGCACGCGCGGTCGTCGACGATCACGAGCCCGGTCGCGACCGAGGCGACTCGAGCGGTCACCGTCGAGCCGGAGAGGTCGACCGGGGTCCCGCTCTCTTCCCGGAGGGCCACCTGCAAGGGGTTCCGGTCGCCGACTCGCATCGTTCGCGTTGCCATGGGATCACCTCAGGACGGCCGCGCCGTCGGTTGAACGAACGAGGGCGCCGGTCCGGGGAGGCACGTAGGACGCCGGCGAGACCGCCAGGGTCTCTGAGAACCCCAAAAAGTAGGGCTGGGAGCTCCCGGCGGGCCCGTCAAAGCGGATCTGAACCCCGGCCGCCAGGTCGGAGGGGGTCGGAATGGCGGCCCACAGGTGGGCGCCGGCGACCGGGAGGAGCTCCGGCGGGGTCCTCTCGACGAGATCCCGGTCGATGTAGGAGCCCGCGGCGATCGTCGGAGCCGCGCCTGGCCAGAGGGCGCCGGCCTCGGTCTCGACGTGGAAGGCCCAGAACGCGTTCGACCGGTCGGCGAGGGAGACCGCCAGGCAGTAGCGGAGCGGCTCGAGGCCGCCGGTATTGATCAGGATCACCGTTCGCTCGGCCTCGTCGGCGTCGGTGACCTCGACGTGGTAGCCGCCGGCGCCTCGTTCGGTGATCGCTCGAGCTCCACGGGCCACTCCTCGCGCCGAGTAGGCGATCGCAGACATGCCCGCGGCCGCCCCTTCGACGGGACCGGCTTCGTTGCGAACGAGGAAGGGCCGCGGGTTCGCCATTTACGGTACCGGGACGTTCCGGCGGTCGGCGAGGATCCGGGCCTTCGCGGCGTCGACGGCCGCAATCACGGCCGGGTCGAGCAAGGCCTGGCGCTCGAGCGCCTCGTCGGCCGCGGCTTCGTTCGAGAGTCGATCGCGCTCGGCGTGAACGGCGACGGCGATCTCTCGAAGCGTGTCGATGCGTGCCCCGCGCTTTGGAAGCGTTGCCACCTCTGCGAAGACTCCGGCCAGCGCTGATTCAATTCTCGGCTTCATGCGACTCCTCAGACGAACGGGTGCGTCTTTCCGGATCCGGCGTTGTACCACTCTGCGATCTCGCCAGCGGTGAGCACGCGGTTCCACATGGCGAACTCGTCGATCCGCCCGTCCATGCCTCCGCCGCCTTCCTCCTGCAACCCGAGGCAGACGTTGCCCGCCCCGGTTCGCGTCAACGTGCCTTGCCCAGCGCTCGAGACAAATCCCGCGTTCACGTAGGTGGACGCGACGTTTCCGCCCGAAGGGCCGGCGACTGTCGCCAACAGGTGAACCCACGAGGCTACGGGGATCGAGCCGCCGACAACCCCGAGCGAGATGTTCACCCCCATGTGCAGAAAGATCGACGACGAGCCGAAAGAGTACGGGAAGATCCATCGATCCTTCGAACCGTCCTGATGCCAGTCAGAGCAGAGACGTCCGTTCGGAGCCGAGCCGTTGAACCAGAACCAGCCCCCGATCGTCATGTTCTCCGTCGGCTTGATCTGCGCGGCGCCGCCCAAGTTCACGCGCGCCGAGCCGCCAGTATGGAAAGCCGATCCCAATTTCCCCGTGGACCACGAGCTTCCAGTGCCCTGCACTGTGCCGTTGCTCACGCCGAGCGCGTCGTTGCCGTTGCCGTCGAGCGGCCAGTACCCCACCAACCCGTTGAGCAGGGTCGACGACGCCGCGGCCGCCAGGAGGAGGGAGTTCGAGATCACCGAACGTCCTTCACGAGCGAGCAAGTCGCGCGGGTAGCGCTCTCGACGTAGTAGGCGAACGTGTCGACGGCGCCGAGCGAGGTCGAGAGAACCGGGACGTTCCCGCCGGCGAACTTCCAGAACGAGTTGAAGCCGAGGGTCTTCGCCGAGCTCGCGTGCTGAGTGAACACGATCACGCCAGACTGCCCGGCGACCGGATTCGTAGGCGTGCCGAGGGTCGTGTTCTCCGTGAGGGCGTGCGCGAAGTTGTTCGCGAGTGCGAGATTGACCGCGACCGCGGCGCCGCTCGAGGTGAGCGAGACGACCGCGCCGCGCTTCGCGCCCGTGAGGGTCTGCGCGACCTGATTGATCACGCCGTCGACCGCGGCCCCGGCCGCTACGAGCGCGAACGTGAGCGCCTGTCCGACGATCGAGAGCCAGCCGGCCGGCGAGCTCGCGACCGTCGCGGCCGCGTGAGACGTCGCCTCGAGCGCATCAAACCGCGCGTCTTGCGCGGCCTCCGACATGAGCGCCTCGAGCTTCGAGTAGTGCGCGGCAGTCATGAGGCCGCGGCCGGCGGCGCTCGCATTCTTCTGGCTCGAGGAGATCAGGTTCATGCGGTCACCACGTTACACGAGCGCCCAGGCCGGCTTGCCACCCTGGCGCCGGCCCCGAGCTCGAGGCCTCTCCGAAGCCGAACAGCGCTACGTTCGCCGCGGGTTTCCAACCCACCTCCCCCCGCGCGAACACGACGGCCGGTCCAGCGAAGAGACCCCGAGCCCCCGCGGTGAGCTCCGCGTACCCGGTCCCGGGCTTCAACTTCTCGACACGCTCGAGCCCTGATCGAACCTCCTCGCGAACCGGAGCGTCGTCGAGCTCCGGCGGCTTCGGGTCCGTCAGGGCGCCGGAGGGACCGCGACGAGCTCCGAGATCTTCGCACCTGGCGCGAGCTTCTCGCCGGCGGCCTGCATCGCGTTCTTTTCCGCGACGGCTTGCTCGATCTTCCCGGAGAGGTAGGTCGTCACGAACGCGGCGCCGAACACTTCGCCGGCGGTCTTGAGGATCCCCGGCGGGAGCTTCGTCGTAAGGATCAGCATCGCGCGCGCCTTCAGGTCGGCCTTCTCCTCGTCGGAGAGGATGCCGTCGGCCAGGTAGGCTTTCAGCGTCGGCTTGAGCGAGGCGTCGAGCTCGAGCACCGCGGCTCGAGCGGCTTCGGTGATCACGAGACCGATGTTCGCGGCCTTGCTTTCGCTCGACCTGCTCCGGAGGAACGCGATCAGGAACCCGAGCGCCGCCAGGATCGCGGTCGCTACGAAGTCCGAGAGCGCGCTCGAGACCTTGAGCCAGACCGAGCCCGCCGGCGCGGCCGGCTCCGACTCGACGAGCGTCCCGCCGGCGAATGTGACGATCGGCAGACCCGACGGCCGGAAGCTCGAGTCGCTCCGCTCGAAGCTCGCGCGCGAGACACTCGAGCTCGAGGCGTAGGCGGTTCGCGCCTCGGAAACGGCGATGACAGACAACGCGGCGACGATGATCCAGAGACGCATGGCGGGCCTTTCGTTCGAGGAGCGGCGGAGGTCTTAGTAGCGGACCTGAATCTTGATCGTGTGACGCGGAGTGCCGGCGTCGTTCCCGAGAACGCCGGTCGTCTGGAAGTAGATCCGCGAGTCACCGTCGGCCGCCGGGAGCGTCGTGGTCGCGGGGAAGGTGTAGGAGTGACCGTGAACCTTGTCGGCCTGAATCGGCGCGCCCGTGAGCGTTCCGGCGAAGTCGTACTGAGGCGCGCGCATCCACCCGGCCCCGCCGTCGGGGAACTTCAGCGACTTGTTCCAGACAAAGGCCTTCACGTTGCCCAGCCAGATGAAGTCGTGATCGGCTCCGCCGTCGTTGTAGTCGGAGACCGACACGGTGAGGCCGGTCGCCGGCGCGCCGTTGAGCGTGAGCGGCTGTCCTTCGGTGATCACGGTCGGCGCCGCGTTCGTGGAATCCAGCTGATACTGAGTCGCGGAGACCGCGCCGGCCGCAAGGGCCAGCGTTCCGAACGCGAGGAGGGCGAGGACTGCGAGGCGCTTGTGCATGGCGAAACCTTCCGGGTGAGGGTGCGGCAAAGACCGTATCAGAGAAGGGCCGGAGCGATCGACACCTCGAGGATCGCCTTCCCGCCGGCGACCTCGAGCTTCGCGAAGAACGCGTCGAAGGCCTTCACCGAGCCCTCGACGTGATCGACCGAGAAGGTCGAGCCGGTGAGCACGCAAGCCAGGGTGTCTTCGGGCCCGTTGCCCGCGTGGAAGCGAACGCCTTCCCAGGAAGCGCGGCCGTCGGCGGAGCGGATGATCTTCCGGCCGTCGGGGAGGAGCGTGTTCCAGATCAACGGGAGCGGCCGCTTGAATTTCTCCGACCACGTGATCTCGACGTTATAGCGGCCGAGCGGGATCGCGGTCTCACCTGGCACCTTCTCACCGTCGGGCCGGGTTTTGTCCTCGAGCGTGAAGCACTGGAAGGCGCCGGCCGCGGTCATCACGGCGATCGAGGTCTTCTCCGAGAGGGCGAACCGAACGATCGAGAGCTTGAGCATTCGTCGAACGTATCCGCCCTCTCGGCGTTCGTCACTCCGCCGGCGCGGCCGCGGGCTTCGAGGTGTCGGCGACGGCGCCGGAGAGCGCGGCCTTCACGTCGTCGGCGTGGAGGCACTCGGCCAGGTTGGGGCAGGGGTCGCTCGAGCTCGCGATCGCGATCCGCCCGTTGCAGGTGTCGTTGCCCGGGGTCGCGTCGTACAGGATGCCGGTCACCGGCGGCCCGTACGCCTGGATCAGGACAACGCGGTCACCGTTCTTCGCCTCACGTCCGTTTTTGAAGTGCATGAGGCGAACCCTACGTCACGCGAGGAGCGCGAGGGAAGTCGCCGGCAGGGGATCGTCCATCACGAGAAGCGCGGTGAGCTCGATCTCGAACAGGGTCCCCTCGAGGGTGTTCGCCGTGTCGATCGGGATCCACTTGATCGGGAGGCGGCCGCGCACCGTCCCCTCGCCGACGTAGGAGAGCTTCGATTGAGCGGAGAGCCAGCGCAGTTGATGATCGTCGACGACCGCCGGCGCGCTCGAGCGGATCGGGAACGAGAGCCCGCCCGTTGAAGGCCAGTCGACCTCGAGCGATCCGCGGTTGACCCAGTTCGGCTCCTCGAGGGCCGGGCCGAGCGTCCCGCCGTCGAACGTCGTACCGAAGAGCGCCGGACGAAGCCGACGAGCTCGAGCGTGCATGGTCGAGGTCGCGGTGCCGTCGGTCGCGTGGAACTGGTACCCGGTCGGAACGCCACAGTAGATCGCCGAGAGCCGGCGGCCGTGCCCTCGGTAGGTCTGCGTCGAGGGCCAGACGGAAGCGCTCCCGCCTCCGCCCGTGTCGGAGTACCCGTGCGGCGCGCGGCCGTACCCGTCGAGGTTGTTATGCCCAGCGGCCGCGCGACCCCAGCCGTCGTCGGTCACCCCGTCGCCGCGGACCGTGATGTTCTTCCCTTTGAGGAGCCGCCAGGCGACGGCCTCGATTCCGCGGGTCCAATCCCAGAACGCGCCAGGGTCGGCGCCGAAGACCGCGGTGCCTGAGTCGTCGTCGATCCGCTTGTACGTGCGCCGGCGCCAGTCACCGACCAACGAGCGCAGCCGATGCTTCGCAAGCCAGAGGTTGTTGTTGAGCAGCGAGAGGAGCCCGGTCCGAGCTCCCTCGACGGCCTCGAGCTCGACCGAGACGATATCGTTCGCCTTCAGGCGGTTCTCGTCGAGCGGCGAGAAGTCGGTGGGCCCGGTCTCGATCCACCCGGTTTGATCGACCGCGCTCTCGTAGGCGAACACGCCGAGGACTTCGATCCCTTGAACCGAGTCGCCGACGAAGGGCCCGGCGCCGAGCGCGACCGTGAGGCGCGCTTCGACGGTGAGAGTCACCTCCATGTCGCCGGTGACCGCGATCGTCACCTCGTAGTTCCCGGCCTCGTATTGGGTGTAGTTGGCGGTGATCGTCGCCTCGACCGAGCCGTCGATCTTGATCTGGATCTCCGCGTCGTCGACCTCGGTCCGGAGCGCGGTGATCCGCACGGTGATCTCGGTCACCGCGGCGGAAATGTAGATCACGTAGCGGCCGACCTCCTCGAAGCTCGTCGAGACCGAGCCGACCGCGTAGTGGAGCCAGGTCTGGAGGATCTCGAGTTGACCGCGCGACCCCGCCAGGCTCACCAGCTGGCGTCGCACCTGATCGAGGATCGCCACGTCAACGCAGGTGCTGTTGTCGATCGCCGTCGGCTCGAACGGGAGGAGGCCGACGGTCGGGAACTCCGCCGGCGGGAGCCAGCGGCCGCTCACGCTATAGATCAGCAGCACGTCCTCGTCGGCGGCGCCGGGATCGTAGTGAGTCAAGCCGCCACCCGCGGCCGGCGCCCACGTGAGGGTCCCGCCGATCCAGAGCTTCCCGACCATCGGCCTGTTGGAGGGGATCCCCACCTCGAGCGACCAATCCCAGGCCGTGTCGGTCGTGCCCAGGGTGTCCTCGGCGTAGATCCCCGTGTACGTCTCGGCCGCGTCGAGCTCGTGAAGCGTGACGCGGATCACCGCGGTTCCGCCGGCCTCTTCGGTGTAGCTCGCGCGGCCCTGAAAGCGCGCCGCGGTGTTCCCGACCGGAGGCGGAGGGATCCGGAAGGTCGCAACGCAGAGGCCCCTGTAGTTCCCCCCGGGCATGTCGACGATCATCGGGTCCTCGCGGCCGAGAACGCTCTCGCGGTCGTGCGTCTCGGCGATCGTCGAGCCGGCCGCGAAGTTGCCCTCGCCGTCGTAGGCCCAGAACGCGTAGGCGCGGCGGATGTTGCTCCAGAGGTAGTTCTGAGCTTGCGCGAAGCGGCGGAACACGTCCGACTTCAGAGCTCGGCCGACCGCGATCTCCGATGGGAGGATGTTCGGGAAGATCGTCGGAATGGTGCGGATCGCCATGCGGTCACCTTCTCACGCCGGGAAGAACTTGTGACCGGGGTCGGTGCCTCCGAGGAGCCCGGCCGAGTCCGCCAGGAAGGCGAAGATCCGACCGATCGTGAGGTCGGTCAGTCCCGCCGGCGCCGGCCTCGAGCCGCACACGATCCCGTTCAACGGTCCGGCGCCGGGGTTGGTAGTCCACCCGTCGTAGACGAGGAGATCGCCGTCGTTGAAGGTGTGGGCGCCGGAGATCTGGACGACTGGCGGGTAGGACGTCGAGGAGAGGACGAGGAAGCCGGAGCCCGGGGAGGTCGACCAATCCCACTTCGGGTTCGTCGTGTCGCCGTTGTTCGTGAACACGCGAACGGCCGCGCCAGGCGGGAAGTAGGTGATCTGGTTTCCGCCGATCAGGCCTTCGGTCGGTTGACCGTCGCTCGCCGCGGGGTCGCGCGTGTAGTCGTACCAACCGCCGCGGCCGTTCAACTCGAGGCCCGGAGGGTCGACGTAGAGCGCGACGTCGGTGTTCCCGCCGGAGGCCGAGACGCCGGAGATCACCGCGCTTGGCCCAATGCATCGGTAGTCGCCGGTCGAGAACCCCGTGAGGAGAAGTGTGATCTCGATCGTCTTCTCCACCTCGTCAACGCGCCGGCCGATCACTTCGCAGATCGCTTCGTCGAGCCCGCGACCTCCGCCGTTCGCGCTCGGTGAGTTCGTCGAGGTGAGCGCGATCAGATCCCCGAGCGCCACGTCGATCAGGTCGAGCTTCACGGTCTCGACGATGATCGCCGGCGGCCGCGCGAACCTGGCCTGGTAGAAGTCCCCCCGCTGGCGGAGGAGCTCCTGCACGTTGAAGCCGACGTCGCGCGAGAGCTCGCCGGGGATTCGTTCGCGGCCCGTGTAGAGGAGCTTCGACTCGTAGACGAGGGTGCGGCCGCGGCCCGCGCTGTAGAGCTCGCCTTCGTTCACTTGAAGCACGACGATCCGGCGGAAGCGGCTCTCGGCAATGTCCCACCCGTAGCGGTACTCGACGCGCGAGACGACCGAGGAGAGGTTCGCGTCGTAGCTCGGCCGCGCCGTCTGGATCCGATCGTTGTCGGTGAGAGCTCGAAGCGTCGAGCCAGGGAGAGGCGGCCGGAGCGGCTTCACGGTGAAGAGCCCGTCCGCGGTGTAGGTCACGTAGAAGCCGAACGGCTGGAGGAGGGTCTTCGCCCAAGTGATGAAGTTCACCGAGTCTTCGATCACGCCGGAAACCCGGAGCCAGGCGGTCTCGTTCGCGAGCCGAACGATCTGATTCAGGTCGAGGCGAGTCGCGTCGATCCCGAGAAACCACGCGGCCGGCGGAAGGGCCTCGAGCTCGAACGAGGCGCCGAGATCGAACGACCGGCCCGGGGTCACGAAGCCGTTCCCGTCGGTGTCGTTCGTCGCGAGCTTCGAGCCGGAGAGCATCACGCAAAGCATGATCGCCAGCGGGTGATCGGCGGGAAACCACGTGCCGCCCCCGCCGGCGGAAGTCCCGGCCGATCCGTAGCTCGAGAAGAACGAGAGGTAGGCCTCGGCTCCGGTCGCCGGCGGAATGTCGGTGTGAGCTCCCGAGACGCCAGGGCACACGAGAACGACCTCGCGCATGGTCGCGCCGGCGCTGTGCTCCTCGATTTCCGTGTTCATGAGGCCGCGGCGAACGAGTCGGAGGAACTCGGTCACTCCTACGCGTTGGATCCCCATGAGCTCGGCGTCGCACCGCACCGCGACGCACTCCCCCTCCGCCAGGCGCAACGAGACACCCGGCGAGCTCCAAGTGGCTCCCGTGTCGAGGCCCTCGGTCCCGCCGAGGCCGCGGATCTTCGCCTCGGCCGGGCCCTCGAACTGGCGGAGCTCGTTGAACACGCTCCGGTCGAGATCCTTCTCGAGGGTCGTCGCTTTGAGCTCGTAGCCGGTCAGGCCTTCGTTGCCGCGGAGGCTCTCGAGCGTGCCAGCGAAGCGGAGCCATTTCGCGGAGTCGACGAAGCCGAAGAACGAGCCGGTCGACGGCTCCGAGCTCGCGAGGGTGAAGTACCAGACCCGGCGCTTCGCCATCGTGTAGGGCTGCATGTGGATCGGAACGCCGATCCCCCACTCGCGCGGAACGCTCCGGTACCGGCCTCGAGTGCAGCCGTAGAGAGTCTTCACCCCGGAACTGTGGCTCGTGTACTTGATCGTCTCGTTGCCGATGTACGCGGTCCCTCCGCCGGTCGTGAAGCCGGGGTCGGCGCCGACGTAGACGATCTCGGTTGTGGCGTCGGTGATATCGGCCGCCAGGCGCGCGGAGCCCGGATCGGTGTTCACGAGCGCAGTCACCGAGCCGTCGACGTCGACGATCTCGACCTGAAGAGCGCCGGAGTTCTTCGGGAACGCGTCGAGCACGTCGAGCTCGACGTCTTCAATCGCCGGCGGTAACTTGATCCAGCTACGGATCCCCTCGAACTCCTCGGCCGTCGACGCTCGAGGCGTGAAGAACGAACCGCCGACGTTGCCCGGCCCGGTCCCGTAGCACCACGGGAGGCCCTCGATCTCGAGCCAGCGCAACATCCGGAAGTCTCCGGACTGCATCACATTGAACGTGTCCGAGGCGCTCACGCGACGTACCCCAGGAAATTCAGATCGAAGCGGTAGAGGTCAAGCTGGGGCGCCATCCGTTGCGGCTTCCACTCGACGATCGTTTCTTGCGCGAGAACGTAGTCGGTGTAGGTCGCTTCGACCGAGGCGTCGGGCCAGTAGCGGAAGCGGCCGGCGCCCTCTCCCCACCATCGTTCGGCCGCGGAGTTGATGCTCGTCCCGGTCTCGCGCGCGATGAAGGTGTGAGCGCCTTCGATGAACTGGAAGCCGACCGCGCGCTTCGTGATCTCGGTCTCGACGATGCGCTTCGTCTGTCCGCTCATGGCGACGGTGACGCGATCGCCTTCGCGGCTCTTCGTCGGGTCGTCGGCCGCGACCGCAACGGCCGAGTACCAGCCGTTCGGATGCTGGAAGCTCGAGACGATCTGGTTTCCGCTCGAGTTCGAGTCGAGGCCGGAGTTGAAGCCGCACGCCGCGGCCGCGATGTTCGTCGGCGCCGAGGCCCACCAGAACGAGAAGGCGGCCGAGCCGAAGAACGTCAACGAGCCAGGGAACGCCAGGCCGAGCGACACGGAGAAGCCGAGGGCCGGTACCGCGGCCGCGAGAGCAGCTGCGACCGCCGCGCGGAAGGTCTCGGCGGAGTAGTACACCGCGGCCGCAATGTCGGCGTTGTACGTCACGCCGGCGTAGCGCACGGGGATCCGATTGGTCGTGCTCGTGATCGTCAACGGCCAGAACACCTTCGGGAGTGCAACGCTCACGGGCCCATCCCTCCGCCGAGACGAACGAGGCCGTCGTACTCAGCACCGATGCGCTTGAGCTCGCGAGCTTGCGCGGTGCGCGTTTGGCCCGTGATGCCCAGCTGGTAAACGATCACCTGCGTGTCTCCCTTCGCACGCTGGCTCGAGGAGCTCGCCGCGTCGCGCTTGTTCGCGGCGTCGGTCTTCCTCTTCTGTGACTCGAGGGCCTCGCGCTCCGAGCTCGTCTGTCCGCGGCTCTGAGTGATCGCGAAGGCGGCCGCGCCACTCGCGCCGGCGACGAGCCCGTAGGCCGCGGCCGCGGCGAAGTTGAGACCGGCGGCCGCGTAGTTGTAGGCCGCTAGGTTCCCGATCCCCTCGGCGACCTGGAACAGGGCCTGCTTCCCGGCCTCGAGCGCGATCGTCGCGAGGGTCTCGGCCAGGCGCTTCTTCTGCTCGTTGGCGGCCTCTTGCTCCGCTTCCTTCCGGAGTTGCGCGGTCGTCTTGATGATCCCCTGCTCGGCGAGCTCCGCCTGGCGCCGCTCAATCGAGGCGCTCAAGAACTCTTCCTTATAGGCCTGATTCGTCGTGAGGAACTCGCGGAACGGCTGGAACGCTACGACGTCGGCGATCTGCATCGCGGCGTTCGAGAGCGTCGAGAGTAGGGGACCGACGACGCTCTCCGCGTAGGCGGCCGAGATCTTCCCGCGGTCGATTTTGTGGATCGCCAGGGCGAGGCCGGCGGTGAGGCGCGCGCCGAGGGTCGCTCCGCCGGAGATCATGAAGCCTTCCTCGGCTCCCTTCATTGTCGCCTTCTCGACCTCCGAGGCGACGGCGGTCTGCATCCCGGAGGCGCTCCGGCGTTCGCGCCGCTGGCGTTCGGTGATCGCGTTGTCGGTCACCTGAGTCTTGCGCTTCTCGTGATCCTGAAAGTCCTTCTCCCGGATCTCGAGCTCGACCTTGAACGCGTCGGTCCGCTTCTTCTCGACGACCTTCTCGTTCTCGAGGAACGCGTTCACCAACTTGTTGTGGCGCTCGAACGCTTCCTTCTCCGCCTTCTCCCGGGCCTCGGCGCCGGCCTTCGTCACGCGGTCGTCTTCCGGGGGCTTGTCGGCGCCGACCGCGCTCCCGCTGATCCTCTCGTTGTTGAGGCGGATCAGTTCTTTCAGCTTGACGATTGCCGCGTCGTGAATCGCCAGCTGCTTGTGCGTCGACTCGATCGCCGCGGAGTCGCCTTCGCGGTTCGCGCGCGCGAGTTGAACGGTGAGCACCTGACGCTGGCGGAGTTGATGCGCCAGGCTTTCCTGCCACTGGATCACGAGCTCGGCCCGCTCGAGCGCCTCCGCGTTGTCGGGACCGAAGATCGCCGTCTGGAGACCCTTGAAGGCCTCGGCGAGGTTCTCGAGGATCTTCGTCTTCTGTGCGAACTCGACGAGGAGCCCGCCGAACGACTTCTTGAGATCGTCCATCGCGATCCCGGTGAGCTTCGCGCGGCCGGCGAGGCTCTCGGAGTCGGCCGCGGCCGCGCCTCCGAACTTCTTCGAGAGCGCGCCGACGGCCTCCCCCATGTCGTGAGCCGCGAGGCCGGTCGTCTTGAACGTGACGCCGAGGGCCTCGAGCTTGTCGCCTCCGCTCTCGACCGAGCGGGTCACCATGCGCGTTGCTGCTACGAGGTCGGTCCCGGTTGCGGTCGCGTAGTCGAGGATCGCCTCGGTCGTCGCCTTGAGTTGCGACCGCTGCACTCCGAAGCGGAGGAGGATCGCCTGCGAGCTCATGACTTCCTCGGAGGAGACCCCGCGGAGGTGCTCGAGGGCCTCGGCTTGCTCCGCCAGGGCTTCGGTGTACTCGCCGGCGACAACGCGAAGCTGCCGCACCGCGCGCTCGTTCTCGACGACGCCGGAGATCCCGTCCTTCACTGCCTCGTAGAAGAGCGAGGCGGCTTTCTTCGCGGCCTCGAACGCCAGGTTCCCGAGGAACACCGCGGCGCCGAGGCTCTTCGTCCCTACCTCGGCTCCCTTGCTCGCCGAGTTCATTTCGACCAGCTGATCTTCAACGCGGTTGAGCGCGCGAAGCATGAGCTCCATCTGCTCACGCGCCGGCGCGGTGTCGAGTTCGTAGCGGTCGCGTTCGACTTCACCCATGGGGCTCTTCTCCGCCGGTCTCCTCGAGGATCGAGGTAACCCACTCTATGGCCCCAACGAGGCCGGCCGGAAGCCTTCGCACCTCCGCCGGCGACATGCGAGCCAGGTAGCCGGCCGTTGCGCGGTCGATCACGTCGAGAACCTCGGCCGTGACAGTGCTCCGCGGGCACCTGTTGATCTCGAGGACGTGCCCCAGGACTTTGTAGATCAGGAGCGGCTTCGGGACCGGAGTCACGCACCCGAGTTGCGAAGGGAGGTCAATCGCCGCGGCCGCGCATCCCTTGCAATCGAACAGGCGCCGGTCGTACAGGACGGCCGCGGTCAGGATTTTTTTCCGGGGATCCCGAGCTCGTTCAACTCCCACACCTTGTTCGCGAGCCAGACGATCAGGCCAGGTTGCGCCGAGAGCACGCGGCATCCGGAGCGGGAGAGGATCTCGACGCTCTCCCCCTCATGCGGAACGACTTCCTTCCCGGGGTGAAACGGCGCCCCCGAGAGCTCGAGGCCCTCGACCTCGACGAGACCCCAGCGAACGATCTCGAGGTTGAGGCCGAAGATCTCCTGTTCGCCTTCCGGGTCGAGGTTGCGGCGCTTCTGAAGAGCGGTGAACGCGTAGGCCTCGGTCCCGAGGTTCGCGTCGGGGTCGACGCCGGAGGCCTTCAAATCGGCGACGGCGCGGCGCTCGGCCTTCTCCATCGCGAGCAGCATGGAGTTTCGAAGGAAGAGCCAGCGGCCGCGCGCGATTGCTCGAGCTCGGAAGGTGACGCCGGGGAACCCCGGGTGCGTGAGTTCCTGTCGCGCGTCGGGGTCGAGAAGAGGGAAGCCCATCGGTGCTCTCCGTTCGTGTGAAACGACCCGAGGGAGACCGGGCCCAGCTCGAAGCCGGAACACCGTCAACACCCGGGTCGCCGTTACTGCGTCCTATCAGAAGATCGACACGGCCCACTCGGGATCGGTCCCGTTGTCGCGCGCGGCGAACGGGAGATCCTCGCCGACGATGCCGTTCCGGTTCTGGAAGGCCGGCGCCATCGGTTGAGCTCGAGGCACGGCGAGCGCCCAGCCGTTGCTTCGCGTGCCGCACGCGACGACGACGACGAGCGTCGTTGCGGCCTCGAAGTCGATCATGTTCTGAGCCAGGAAGTACGCGCGCACCGCTCCCTTGGGGTCGGCCGCGGTCGCCTTGATCCCCGACTTGTTCTGGGCGTCGGAAACGGTCTCGATGAACTGGATCGCGATGCCGGGATCGAACTCGGCGCCGGCCGCGAGCATCGTCGTTCCGTTCCAGTCGAGCGCGGCACCCTTCACGACCGGGGCCTTGATCGCGGTGATCCCGGAGAGCTCGGTCGCGGGGAGGCTCGCCTTCGTCGTGCGCGAGTAGCTTCCGACGTCGACCTCACACGCGAGTGTCGCGGTCCCCTTCGCGTCGATGCTCTCGATCTTCGCCTTCACCTTGCAGCCGAGGAAGGTGTACTCGATCCCCGTGTCGCGCTTCGCGACGAACGCCATGGACTTGTGCCCGGAGTTCGCGCGCGTGAAGCGGCTCGAGGCGTAGCAGACGACGCCGGTCAACGGCGCCGCGGAGAGCGCCTTGTGCAGGGTGAGCGTGTTCGACGAGATGTTCGTCACGATCCGCACCTCGCCGTTGATCTCGACCGCCATCAACTTCGAGAAGCCGGACCCGCCGGACGCGAGAATGATCGAGGTCGTCGTGCTCCCGGAGGTGAGGATCGCGCCGGTCCCACGAACGACGGTGCCCCAGGCCGCTTCCATCACGGCCGAGGCCTCGGAGGCGATCGCCGCGGTCGCCGAACCCGCCGGCGTGCCGCTCGCTTTGAGCTCGAGCTTGAACGCGAGCTTCCCGCCTTGCGGCCCGAGAACGTGCTCCTGCGTCACGAGATCGCCGACGAGGCCCGGCCGTTCAACGACCTCCATCGTCGGCTGGAAGGTCATGTCCGGGAGCGCCTTCAAGTGGAGGTAGTCGGAGCCGTCGGCGTCCGGGTCGGTCCCGAAGGTCGCCTCGTGCATTCCGTGAAGCGTCGCGAGATTCCAAGCGTTGGCCATGGTCGTTATTCCTTCGGGAGGCGCGGGTTCGCCGCGGGGAGGTTGAGGGGATCAGCGGGGAGCACGTAGCAGCCGGCCTGGCGGGTCGTCTCGACGCGCCGGCGGGCCGCCTCGAGCTCGGTGTCGGTGAAGGGCTCGACCGCCTCCGGCGAGCCAGCGTGGGGCTTCGGGTCGGTCACTTCTCGTCCCTCAGTCTCGTTCCCAATTCCGCCAGCCATTTCTTGCTCCATCCCGGTTCGCGCTTCGTGAAGTCTCGACCGCTTCGCACGTGCTCTTCGGCCAGGTCGGCGTTCGAGATCCCTCCCGAATGCTGGCCCGCGAACCCGAGTCGGATCCGCCATGGGGGGCCACGGTACACCCGAGAATAGGCGGAGGCCACCATGGCGCCCGTCGCGATCAGGATCGGGTAGACGCGGCCGAACCTCTGTTGCTTCTCGAGCTTGTAGCGAGGGGAGAGATCTCGAGCGTCGCCGGGGGTGAACGAGAGGATCTTCGCGCGGTACTCCGCGACGAACTCGCGCCCGATCTCCTGCATAAGCGCGCGCATCCCCTTCTCGCCGAGGAAGTTGATCCGGTTCGTGAACTTCACCTGAAACGAGCGGATCCCGTCGACGCTTACTCGAGCCATTGAGGGCCCCACACGAGCGCGCGGAAGGTGAGCGGCGTCACCCACCAGAGAGGGTTCGTCTTCTCCGTGCGGCCGCGGGGGTCGAAGCGAACGAGGTCGACCGCGCCGCCGGACCCCTGGCGCCAGTCGCTCTTCGCCTCGAGAATGTCGCGGATACGCTCGGAGTCCTCGGAGACCGAACGAGCTCGAGCGTCGTCGGCCTCGATCGGTGCGTGTCCGAGCTCGACGACGAAGATCAACTCGGTTTGCTTCTGATCGGCACGGCCGAACCCAGAGGTGGTCTCGCTGCTCTCTTCACTCACCGCGAACCCGTTGTGCGTGCTCGCCGGCGAGTCACGGAACGCGGTGTGTCCGACGTGGCGCACGAAGGTCTTCTCGGGGAGCGCCTTCGAAGGCACCCGCTCGATCACTTGCGCGACCTCCTCGAGGAACTCGGCGATGCGCGGCATTCACGGGCCCCAATTCGGTTGAACGGGTGAGTGCGCGCGCTCGTCGGGTCCGGTCGTTCCGTCCTGATCGACGTCGACCTTCAACCGGCCGAGGCCGTCGAAGAGCTCGCCGGCGAGCTTGAGCGCGGTCGTCGCGCGCTTGTCGAAGAGATCGTCGGGGGTCTTCGAGATCGCCGCGTTCGCGAAGTGGAGCGCGTAGTGGAGCGCGACCGGAACGAGGCGCCGGCGATCGCTCACGAGGGACGGCCGCCAGCCGGCCTTGCGCAAGCGCTGGCACATGTGGGCGTGTCCGTGGATCGCGAACACGCGGAGATCGTCGTCGTTCCCCTCGAGGCCGACGGCGCGAAGGTGCGTGCCCAGGTTCGGTTGAAGGTCGGTCATGAGCCGGGGGTGAACGGCGATCGGGAGGCGGTTCCGAACGACGTCGAAGAACACCCGCTCGGAGTAGGTGATCCCGTTCACGACGAAGGCCCATTGCGCCGCGTAGTCTTCGCCGATCGGGAAGGTGTCGGCGGGCCAGGTGCGCGAGAGGGCCAGCCGGCCGACGTTTGCCGCGTCGATCGTCGGAGCGGCCTCGGCGACGAGTTCACCGCCGGAGGCCGAGTAGAGCGTCACCGCCGCGGAGGTCGGCCGCATCGGAAGGCCGTCGACGAGCGCCCAGAACACGAGCGCGTCGGCCGTGTCTCCCTGATTCACCTCAGGGCGGATCATCGCGAGCGCGTGATGGAGGGTCGACACGGATCACTTCCCGCCGGCGTCGCCGGGTGTAGCGGGTGGAACGTCGATCGGCTTGATCCCTCGGCTCTCGAGCATGAGGCGCATGTTGAGATCGATCACCATCACGGTTCGCTCGACCGCGGCGCTCCGGCGGTTCGCCTCGACCACGCTCGCATCGGTCGCGGCTTGCTTCGCCTCGACGATCTCGACCCGCGCGGTCAAGGGCTTGTTCTCCTCACGCGCGGTGCTCTGGATCTGCGCGAGAGCAAGCCAGCCCCCACCCGGGAGTGTGATCGCGAAGAACGCGGCGAGACCGAGAACGATCCGAACGTCGGTAAGGGTCTTCCTCGCGGTCTTCTCGACCGCAACGAGCCGGCCGCCAGTTCGGGAGCCAGCGGGAGGTTGATCGGGGTTCGGGGTCACGCTCTCGCCGCTCATGCAGAGCAAGCTATCGCCGCGCGGCCGGTTGCGTCTACTTCGTCGCGGCGATCGTCTCGTCGAGCGCCTTCACCGTGAGCTCGAGAACCCGCTCGATCCGCTCGACCTCGCGCGCGACGTCGGCCGGGATCGGCGGGGTTGCGGCGGTCCAGATCGTGAGGTCTCGCGCCTTCCGGAGGCCCTCGAGGATGAACGCGTAGGCCTCGCGTCGAGCTCGAGCGCTGCTCATTCTCGAAGGCCCGCCAGGTGAAGCGCGGCGTCGGCGATGCTCTCGAGGAGGTGAAGCACCGCGACGAACGCCAGAACGACGACCGCGGCCGCGGCGAGAGAGACCGCGAACATGAGCCAGAACAGCGCGAGACCTAGCGACCGCACACACACGCCCCGTTCGCCGCAAGGCTCACCGTCGAGCCCTCAGGACAGATCGCGCGGCACGCCTCGAGGTCGGGATCGCGCACGGGACCGGCGTCGACCTGGCCAGCGTCGGGGGTCGAGGCGTCGCGCGCGTAGGCGTCGTAGCTGTAGGGCCGGGGAGGGATCTCGAGCTCCGGGCCGCACGCCGAGAGGAACGCCACAACCCCAAACATGACAACCGCCGCGCGTGAGCTCATGTGTTGACAGCACCATGCACTACGAGGAAACGCAAGCGGGCCCGGCGACTCTCCGAGGCCGTCGCCTCGTTCCCTCGCCGGGCCCTTCGTTGTGGGGGTTACTCGTCGGAGATCTTGCGGTCCGGGATGAACTGGAGCCCGCCGGCGTGCCGCGGCTCGTAGGCGCACTCGCCGGCGGTGACGAAGCCGCCGTCCTCGGCCGGGAACTTGATCGGCTCGAAGTTCACACGCTCGAGGCGCTTCGGGGTGATCGGGTGGTAGCAGCCGGGCTCGCCGCATCGGGTGCGCTTCTGTGCCTTCCAGTTCGTGACCGCGGTCTTCGCGGCCTCGGTCATCACGGCCGCGGGGAGGTGCTTCGGGTGGAGGCGCGGACCGTTGCGCCGGCGACGATCCTCCGGGAGCTCCTCGAGGGGCGCCGGCTCGAACGAACCGTCGGAGCCGCGCCGGCCGGGCACCTTCACGTTGAACTCGGTCGAGAGCTTGCGCAGGGCCGCGTCGAGGATCTCGGCCTCGGTCTCGTCGAGCGGGAACTTGATCGCTCCGCCAGGGTTCCAGCTGGTCTTCGCGTCGCTCACCGTCGAGTAGAGCTTCTCCGAGCTCGCGCGCGAAAGCTCCGAGACCATCCGGCTTGCGCCGGCGTCCGCGGTCGGGGTCTTTGCCTCTGCCATGGTGCTTCTCCGTTCGTTGTGCGCCGAGAAAGAGAGGGGCGGCCGGACGCACGCGGCCGCCCCTCGAGGTGTTGCGCGCGCTCTTAGGTCGAGAGCGTGCGGACGATGAGCCCCGGGTACAGGAGCCCGATCGCGTCGTACGAAAGCCACATCACGCGCTCACGACGACCGAAGTCGTTCGAGGGATCGGCGCGCGGCTCGGGGTTCATCACCGGCTCGTGACCGATGCCGTTCGGACCCCAGGCCAG